TGAGCGATAAAAAACTCCAACAGCTCAGAGCAGCAAGACGGCTCCTAGCCTTGAAAGAGGCGAAGGACGATTTGTTGACATATATGTCACTGCAGATGCCGGACCCGAACGACATCGGCGACGTGAAAAAGTCGCGCTATATCCGCACGCCTCTGGCCCGTATGCTTTGTCAGATTATCGAAAAGGTTGATAGCGGCGAGATCACGAGGGTTGCGATATCAGTCGGTCCTCAAATGGGCAAGAGCCAGGTCATATCAAGAGGCGGCCCGGCGTGGCTGATGGGCCGAGATCCGTATCGCAATTTGATGCTCGGTAGCTACAACCAGGACTTTGCGAATGAGTTCGGCGAGCAGGTTCGTGATATACAAGGGAGCCAGCTACACAAACAAATATTCGATGGCTACAACCTGAAGATCAAATCAGTCGATCACCAGGTCACGAGAGAGGGTGGGCAGCTCAACTTCGTCGGTGTGGGCGGTTCCGGTACTGGTAAACCGGCTGACATATTCGTGGTTGACGATCCAATCAGAAATGATGACGACGCGCAGTCTGCGCATTACCGTGAACGGCTTTGGAAGTGGTTTAACGCCGTTGTGTTCTCGCGTTGTCACGACAAGTCTGCGGTTGTGATCGTCCACACCCGCTGGCACCAAGATGACCTCATCGGGCGGTTATGTGACCCGGACCACCCGGAGCGACATGGCAAATACGCTGGCATCGCGAAAAACTGGACACACATCAATCTGCCGGCTGTCGTCAAAGACCCGGTGCTTGCTGAAGCGCTCGGATTGACGCTCGAAGAACCGACCGACGAGAATGTCAAAGAAATGTTTGGTACAGAACCGATGTCAAGTATATGGCCAGGCCGTAAAGGTTTGGAGTTCTTGTCTGAGGCAAAAAGACAAGATCCACGAGTATTCGGCGCTCTTTATATGGGCGAGCCAACACCAGAAGACGGCGAGCATTTCAAACGTGAGTGGTTGGAGGAGTATGACCGCCACGAACTACCGGACGACTTAACGATATATGGCGCGTCAGACCACGCGTTATCAACGAAACAAATGTCTGACTCGTCCGTGCTCGGGTGCATCGGCGTTGATAACAACGATGACATATGGGTATTGCCGGACCTGGTTATCCGCAAGATGGAAACCGACCAGACGGTCGAAGAACTGATCACTCAGATGAAAGACCATGACCCGGCGATGTGGTGGATGGAGAGCGAACTGATCTCGAAATCATTTGGCCCGTTCCTGAAGAAACGCATGATGGAAGAAAAGGTCTACACACTGATTCGCCCAACCATACCGAGCAAGGACAAGGTCACGAGATCACGCTCGATACAGGGTCGTATGCAGATGGGCAAAGTGCATTTTCCGCGCTTCGCTCCGTGGTGGGCCGACGCCAAATCACAACTACTCAAGTTCCCGTATGGCGCTCACGATGACTTCGTCGACTTTCTGGCGCTTGTCGGTATGGGGCTCAACTCCATGCTCGCGGCGCCGGTCGCAGCGAATGAAAATAAGCCTGGGCCTAAGAATGGCTCACTCGAATGGATTTTAACCAGAACTGTCGCGCAAGCACGAAGAGGCAAGCGCGCCGTCGCCAACAAAGGATGGTAGCAATGGAAGATGAAAACATAGTCGATTCCAGCGATGGTACGCAAGCCGAAACTACTGTCGAAACAAAGACGGAAGGTGTTGACGCGCCGACCAAAAAGCGCGTCGGTGAAGTGATCAGCATGATCAAGGCATCAAAAACCTACTTCGACAAAGACTTCACACGGATGCGTGATTGCATATACCTGGCGAAACACGGCGCCGACAAAAAGTGGATACAAGGCGACAAATACGTCGTTCCGATTATCAACCGCCATGTAAACCAGACGGTCAGTCGTTTGTATGCGAAAAACCCGCGCGCGTTGGTTGAACGGCGTAAAAAAGTCTATTTCAAGGAATGGGATGGCAAGCCGGAAACCGCTGAAGCAGCGTTGATGTCGATACAAAACGCGATGATGGAAGCATCGCAAGCGAATGAGATGGCGAGGCTGCAAGCTGAAGAGCAAGCAGCGATGCAACCGAGCATGTTTCCAGTGGCGCCCCCGCCGCAGCAACAGCCGCAAATCGATCCGCAGGCCGTTGCTATCCTTGAAGAAATCAAATTCGCTCAGCAAGATATTCAACTGCTCGATCAGATGGCAAAAACCATGCAGGTCGTTGACGATTATTTTATGAATGAGCAATTGTTGAGCTACAAACGTATGCTCAAGAAACTGGTCCGTCGCGGCAAAGTCACGGGTGTTGGCTATGCAGTGCTCGGGCTACAGCGCCTAGTGGGTGAAGACCAGAACGTCATCATCGACCGCGATGCGCAGATTAAGGACATCCGCTCGAAGCTCGAACGCGCGGAGGAGATCACGAAGCAAGGCTCGCTCGGCGAACTGAACGAGAGTTCAGGCGAGATCGAAGAACTACGACGTTCGCTCAAAGACCTGGAAGAGCAGGAGAACATCGTTGTCCGCGAAGGGCCGGTGATGAGCTTCCCGCGCTCGACGCAGGTTATCGTCGATAAGAACTGCACGCACCTGGCAACTTTTGCAGGCGCCGGATTTGTCGCGATCGAGTACGATATGAGCTCGTCGCGTATTAATCAGCTATACGGTGTCGACGTAAAGGAAGCCGCCGCCAAGTACAACAGCACAAGCGGCGAAAAGAAAAATTCATGCAAAGTTTGGCAGTTCTACGACAAAGTCAACCAGCAAGTCAGCGTCGTATGCGACGGGTTTGATAACTGGTTGCAAGAGCCGAAAACGCCAGATGTACGCCTCGACCGGTTCTATCCGGTATTCGCGTTCGTGCTTAACGAATGTGAAGACGATGAAGAGGAAGACGATTGCTCGATATATCCACTATCCGATGTATGGCAAGCAAGACACCCGCAGTTCGAGTACAATCGGTCCCGCGAAGGTTTGCGCGAGCACAGGATAGCGGCGCGTCCGTTCTATGTCACCCCGAAAGGCGGGCTTGAACAAAAAGACATGGACAAACTCGGGCACCATGCAGCGCATGAAGTAATCGAGATGAATGTACCAGCGAGCGAGAACTTCGATATCGGACGGCTTGTCCAGCGCGGGCCAGCGGCGAACATCGACCCGAACCTGTACGAAACTGAAAACATATTCTCGGATGTGTTGCGGTCGGTCGGCTCCCAGGAAGCGAACCTCGGCGGCACGTCCGGCGGCACAGCAACAGAATCCAGCATCGCCGAATCAAGCCGTATGAGCACGATCGAGGAAGACGTCGACAGCTTAGACGAGTTCTTGTCAGAAATGGCCCATGCTAGAGGACAATTGCTGTTCTTGGAGATGGCGGTTGAAACCATCACCGAAATCGCAGGACCGGGCGCTGTATGGCCGGATCTGCCTTTGACCCGCGAACAAGTCGCGAAAGACTTGCTGTTAAAAATCAAAGCCGGTTCTTCGGGCCGACCGAACGCGGCAGCAGAATTGGCCAACATGGACCGCGCGATGCCTTTCATTGTTCAGTTTCAAGGTATCAATCCGAAACCGTATATCGATCGGTATAATGCTCTGCTTGACATTGAGACAGACGAAGCGACCGCAGAAGGCTTGCCATCCGTCACAGCGTTGAACGCGATGATGGGTGGTGCTGGCGGACCGGGCGGGCAACCAACTGGCGATCCAGCGAGCGATCCAAACGCGCAAGGCGCAGCAGGAGCGAGTAATGCTCCGGTGCCGGGTGGCGCGCCAGGGCCGCAGCCAGCGTTCCCGGAATCGGGTGCGGCGATGGAGTCTATCAACTAATAGGAATATTTTCCTTGACTTTTTGTAGTAAAAAGAGGAAAAGTAGGAAACCAATGAAAGGTCGACATGTCTGATTCACCTACAGGCGACGAAGAAATTAAACTTTCTTCTGACAACGCGGACGAAACAACACTGGCAGCGGACTCGTCCAACGATGCTAACGACGGCGAAAATAAACCCGAAACGACAATGTTGGATGCAATTCAGGATGCGTTGAAGGTTGACGAGGAAGCGCCGGCCCTCGACGAACCGGATCTTAAAGCGGGTGAGAAGTCCACTGAGGAATCCGAAACCGAAGCTGAAGAAGACGATTCAGAAGCGCGTTTCACCGAGGAAGAGCAAAAGCACCTTTCAAGTAAAACACGACAACGAATCGAAAAACTTGCAGGCGACAAAAAGAGTTTAGCTTTTGAAAACGAAGCGCTGAAGCCACGAGCTGACGCGATGGATAAGCTAACTACTTTTGCCCGCGAAAATAAACTCGGTAAAGACGATCTGAACAACACGCTTCAGATTGCTGCGTTGCTACAGAATGACCCTGTACAAGCGCTTACTTTGCTAGAGCCTATTATCGCGGATCTAAGGCGGGTGACGGGTAATGTTCTTGGTGACGAACTGAGCGAAAAGGTTCGACTAGGTTACATCACACAACCCGACGCGGAAGACCTTGCGAGGGCTAGGGCCAGAGCGAACTTGTCAGAAACGCGCCAACAAGAGTTTGCGCAGGACCAGTCCGCACGACAAGCCCAACAGGATGCCGCGACAGCGGTAGACAGTTCAGCGAAGGCAGCGGACGATTGGTATAATTCTCGGAAGGCGAAAGATCCAGATTTTGATGCGAAGTTGAGTCATGTCGAAAGGGCTGTTGAACTTGAGCTACGTCGAATGAACAGAGTTTTGACCCCGGCTGAGACAATCCAACTTTTGGATCAAATCGATGCCCAGGTCACTAAAGAACTCAGGAAATTCACGCCGGCGAAGAGAACAGTAACCCCGATGAGTGGCGATGCTTCTCCTGGTGCTAAACCTGAACCAAAGAGCATGGTGGAAGCTATGCAACAGGCGATCACCGGGTAACGACGCGAAAGGTGTAATCTTATGTCGTTTACCGCCCAAGAATTGTCGAATATTTCGAACGCTGCCATTGACTATCACATGGACAAAGGCAAGGTTCATTCGCAGACACTCCAAAACAAGCCATTGCTCGCTAAAATGCGCGCGAAATCCAAATCCTTCCCTGGTGGCAAGGAAGAACTAACAGTGCGCGTCAAAGGCGCCTACTCAACCACAATCGCCGGTTTTGAACACGACGATAAAGTGACATACGGCACTCCTGCCAACATCAAAGAAGCACGCTACCCGTGGAAAATGATCCACAGTGGTATCCAGTTTACACATCACGAACTGTTGAAAGACGGTATCTCGGTGGTTGATTCACTGGACGGCAAAAAAACGTCGGAGCATTCCGGTCGTGAAATGACTGCGCTTGCTGATCTGTTGGCTGACAAGCTGGAAGACATGGACGAAGGCACTGACCGAGGCATGAATGACATGTTTTGGCGTGACGGAACCCAGGATTCAAAACTTGTGCCTGGTGTCCAGTCATTTATCGTCGATGATCCTACAACCTCAACACTTGTTGGCGGCCTGGACCAGGCTGCGAATACTTGGTGGAGAAACCGCGCCAGCTTGACAATCGATCTTTCAGGCGGAGTTGCTACCCAGCCCATGATCAATTTCTTGCAAAACGAGTATCGCCAGTTGGTTCGTTACGGAACAACCCCCGATTGCTGGCTTGCTGGTTCTGACATGATGGATCAGATCGAGCAAGAGTTGCGTATCAACGGTAGCTACACAGACAAAGGTTGGGCTGGTCAAGGCAAAATCGAGTTTGGAATGGATGATCTTGCGTTTAAAAACCACAACATCATGTACGATCCAACTCTCGACGATTTGTCCCAGGCTAAACGTCTGTATGCGATCGACTCTAAATCGATATTCCCAAAACATATCGAGGGCGAGAACATGAAGAAACACGCACCGGCTCGGCCCGAAGATGCTTATGTCTTCTACCGTGCGCTGACATGGGCGGGTGGCATGGTATGCCGCCGTCGTAACAGCTCCGGTGTGTACGCTTTCGCATAAGCGAAGGTGAAACAAATGAGAGCGGCATCCGACAGGGGCTCTGCCGTTCTCAACTCACAGGAGAGCCACTTTGGCCAAAGACATGAAATTCTATTCAGGTAAAGTCAGACTCGGCGGTTCGGCCCTTAACGAGGTCGAAGTCAGAGGACTGCCAGCCCCCGAAATCATTCTCTTGCAATCGATACATGGCGCCGACGGCGTTGTCGATCTTCGCATTGCTGCGAAAAAAGATTGCATTGAAATGCCCGGAAGAGACCTCGAAGAGATCGGCGCGCCTTCAAACGAAGGTTTCAGCAACCGGGCTACCCGCGCGTACCTAACAAGAAAGTATGGCGCGAACACCAACGGCTCTGACAAAGTGTCCGGCGTGTTTGGCAACTCGTTAGTCCCGCTCCCGACCGAGTTGGATATTCAAGAAGCTAAACCGGCGCGTGAAGTGGCCAACACTGTTATGCGCGAAAAACTTGAAAAAGAAATTCGTGCGAAAATCGCGCAAGAGCAGGCATCCGCAGCCGCCGAAGTCGCGGCTCAAGAGATGGTAGGCTAATATGCGCAACGGTGTTTCATTCGGTACAATGGTGACAGACCTACGGGCGGAGCTTCAACGCTCGGCCTCTCTGTCGCATGGCGTGCAGGATGTAACATTCCTGAAGCGAGCACTTAACGCCGAGTACCTGCAGCTTTACGATGACTATGATTGGCCTCACCTAACCCGTGATTTCACGCCGCTTGCGATGGCGGCGGGCCAGCGGTATTACGACCCGCCAACTAGCCTCGATTTCAGTCAGATCGAGAGCGCGCGTGTCTGGTATAACTCGAGCCCCCGCGACATCGGAAGAGGTATCGGGACCAGAGAATACGCAGCGTATGATAGCGAATCGGACGAAAGGGCAGACCCGCCTCGAAAGTTCGACATCACGTATCACGACACACCGTCGGATGCCACGATGCTAGAGGTATGGCCCGTCCCTGCGTCAGCAGATGCCACAATCGAGTTCCGTGGCGTGTTCAGCGTGTCCAATATGGTTGCCGACACAGATTTGTGCCTGCTCGATGCAGACGCGATCATCTCCGGCGCCGCAGCACGGGTCACAAAAGACAAAGACGATAAGGACGATCACAGGAGCAACATGCTCAGGCGCGTCAAAGCCATACGAGGCCGGATGCCGGACAAAGAACGTGTGCGCATGGGCCTCGGCCCGGTAGAAGCAAACCCACGCTCGGGAAGAGCAGTCGTAAGGGTCAACTAATGGCCTACCTCGTTATTAACGATTTCAAGAACGGAATGGACCGCCGCAGGCCCAAAGCGAGGGGCATGGTCGGGTCGCTCTATAGCGCCAAAAACTGTTTGTTGACAAGAGGCGGCGACATCGAAAAAGCGAAGAAATTCGTCCCCACCCACACTCTCACAACAGGCACAAAAGGCTTGGCGCTGGTTCAAGGATTGCTCCAAGTCTACGCCGCGTCATCAATTTCAGTGCCGGCGGGCGTCCAGTGTCGCTCGATAGCCGCGCCTGGCGCACCAGCACTTGAGAAAATCCTCGACGTTCTAAAACCCGATGGCCTTGATTACGTCATAGCCAAATATGACGATGGCTCCATACATCATTTCTATGACGGAACGCGTGTCTCGGATTGGGACGCATTGGCGGCGGCTAACGCGAGCTTGCGCTCCGTATCCTCATTCTTGGCAAGTGATATGGCCTCGGACAGCGCGGTCAGCACGCAAGCGATCGGCGAAGAGATATTATGCACCGCGAAGGTGGCGGGAACGCCGTTCACACTCACAGCAGCCGCAGACGACAGCGGAAGCGGTACGAACGATGAAACCGCGAGTGTTACCGCAGTCGCCGCGAATGTTGTAGCCGTCGCGAATGTTGATTCGTTCGGCACGGTCGAAATCACCGGCGGCTCCGCTGGCACGGACAACGAAGTTTCACAAATAACAGTCGACGGCGTCGAATTGATGACGAAGACTATCGCTTTCAGTACCTCGAACTCTGCGACTGCGAACTCCATCGCCGTGCATATCAATAACGGCTCCGGTACGCATGGCTTAACAGCAGTTGCCGCGAGCGCGATAATAACAATCACTGCGACCGCCGGAACCGGCGGCACCCGCAACGCCGACGTTGTAGTTTCGACAGTAGGTGGTGATGTCACCACAACCGACGGGAACATGGCCAGCGGCGTTGACGCCATCGCAGCCGTCGCGCAGGTCAGCAAGATCACATACGGCGGCACGTTTGAGGCCGCAGACAAATTCACAGCGACGTTAAACAGCGTCGCGTTCACAATCACCGGCACCGGATCTGCGCATGGCACGTCTGGCCTCGTATATAAAAACCGCATCTACATCGCGGCTTACAACATTATCCGGTATTGCCAGATCAACGATTTCGATGATTTCACCGACGCCACCTCATCGAGTGGAGCAGGCTTCTTTGGTATCAATAGTGATACCGGCTCAACTCGGATTATTACCCTGGCGAAATACCAGGACAACGTCGCGGTGTTCACACGGTCAAATACAGAAATTTACTTTCTGGACACAGACGCGGACTTCAACGCTTTTATTCAGTCGGTCGATAACACTGGTACAATCGCGCCGCACTCAGTTTCCAGTTATGGCAACCTCGACGTCTTCTATCTTGATGAAACCGGGCTTAGAAGTCTTCAGCCACGAGATAGCTCGAACACAGCGACCGTCAATGACGTCGGCACAATTATCGATGAGTACGTCGCAGCGCTCAGAGAAGAGCATACGGTCGCGGCGATACAAGACGCGAAGTCAGTTCTTGAGCCTATCGATGGCCGGTATTGGTTATCGATTGGTGATGAGATCATGGTGTTCTCAAACTTCCCGTCCGCGAAAATATCAGGCTGGACGGTGCTGAACCCAGGCTTTACCGTCGACGAGATGGTCCGTGTTGAGCGAGACGTCTACATTCGTTCGGGCGATGTGGTTTACAAGTATGGCGGCGCCAATGGCACTGATTATATCGAGTCCGGCGACTGCACAATCGACCTTCCATTTTTTGATGCTGACGCACCCGCAACAATGAAGATGTGGCACGGATATGATTCGGTATCGACCGGCGTTTGGAAAGTTGAAGTACTGACCGACCCAGACGACGATACCAACAAAATTGAGATCGCCAGGGTGGCCAAAACGACGTTGAACATGGGTGCTGTACACTGTGGTGTTGAGGCCGCAATCATTGGATTGAAACTGACGGAGCTGTCAGACACGGCGGCGAAACTTTCAATGATAGCAGTCCATTATGAAATGCACGACGCGGGGTAACTACTGTGACTGAACGCGAACTCGAAAGCAGCAAAGAAGTAAAAAGACACGAGCGCCTAAGCGACGCAGACTGGGAGCGAAACTTGAACGAGCGAGCGAAACGTATGTTGGAAAAGACAGATGCATGACATCGCAATGAACCTCGGGTTTGTGTTCGGCGCGACCGCGATCATATGCGCGGCGCTGGCTGCGTTCTTAGGTGAGTAGATGCCAACCAGACTAGCCACGACAATGGATGTTGACACAGTCGAGCAAGACATGTCCTTCCTGTCGCGGCGGGAAATACTGATCGCAGGCACCAGCCGGCTAGAAGCTAACTTGATGATGCGCCAAGGCGCCAAGCACCACGACGCAATCGTCGGCGAGTATAATGGCAACATCGGATTCTTTTTCTGGATGGAATACGAAGACAACAGGTTTATTACCAGTTTCATTTCAACCAAGTATTTCTTCGAAAGTCCGGTCGCATTCACTAATATGGCCCGTAAGAGAATCAAACAATACGCCGAAGAACACCCCGGCGAGAAGATACTTTCTTACACCGCATCGAAGCACAAAAAGGCCGATCGATGGTTCAATTTACTTGGCTTCTCGCTTGTAATGTCGCAAAAGTCGGTAAAAGTATTTGAATTTGCGATAGATTAATGCTACAAATGCGACTAATACGCGGTATCCTCGGCGCTCGCGAAGCCCTTATCCTCGAAAAAGAGCAGCTATTATGTGTCTCAAATCAGCAGGACAGGCGATCCGGTCAGCCATAAACCCTAACAACGTTCCCCTTGAAGTACAAAACGCGAATAGGGCCGCAGCCGCAGCAGCCGCAGCGCAAGCCTCCGCGCAGCAAGCCGAAGAAGAGCGCCAAGCGAACATTCTCGCTGGTCGCGGACAGATCGATGGTATTTTTGGTCAATTCGATGACGGGTTTTTCGACGATTACCAGTCAGCATACGCCGGCAATTACATGCCGCAGCTTGATTCCCAGTTGAGCGACGCGAGGGGCAACTTAACATCTAAACTCGCCAGAACCGGTATGTTGGGCAGCTCGTCCGGCGCTCGCATGGTCGGTGATCTACAGCGTTCCTACGACCAGAACCGTCAGTCTTTATCCGAAGGCGCTTTGAACGCAACGCAGGAAATGCGCGGTCAAGTCGACACTTCTCGTGACCAACTTTACAGCCTCAATTCAAGTGTGGCCAACCCAACGGAGATGGCCAACCAGGCGCAATCCCGCGCTGCGACATTCCTCCAACCATCCAGCTATACGCCGATGGGCGAAATCTTCGCGTCAGCCATCGACCCCGCGATCAGCGCGGCCGTCGCTGCGCGTAACAGCAACCAAAACGTGTTGAGGGGCGGGATCTACCAGAGTCCTAATGCCCAGAGCTCCGCACGGATTGTGGGGTAGTATGTGTTGGGTAGAACTAGCAGTATCCGCAGTCGGAGCGGGCGTATCCGCCGCTGGTGCGTCTAAACAAAACAGCGATAACAGGAAGCAGTCCACACGCGAGATGGACGCGCGCAATGCGCAACTCGCAAAGACGAAAACACGTCTCGAAGGCTTTGCTGACAAGAACCAGGTGGTGTTTGACGACACCCTGGCGAACCGGATCGGGCTGGATGAGTCACAAGACGCGCGCACTGCGTTTATGATGAGCAACACCGGCGAAGCGCCAGACATGGACATTCCGCTGTCTGCACGCGCGTCAAAAGTCTCACGCCAAGCCCACGCGGACGAACTTCTCGGCGCGATAACCGAAGGCAAACAGCGAGCCGCTGCATCCGGTCGACTCGGCGGTTTCGGCGACATGATGATCGAGAACGGCCGACGCACAAACGTTGGCGCGTCTGGCATCAACCTCAATAACAGTTTTGCGAACAAAGAGCTTGGTATGCTTTCAGACCAACAGCAACTCGCGCAACTCGCAGCTTACAAGCCGGTTTCCCAAGTTGGGAGCATTATGCAAGCCACCGGCAA